AATAGGTTATGGAATGGTTTCCCGAATGGAAGCCAATAAAACAAACGTATATAAAAACATTGAAGAATTTTATGACGCAAAAGGATCTTTAGATTCTTTTAAGCTTTTATTTAGACTATTATATAATGCCGAAATTGAAGTTGCTTTACCAAAAGAACAGATTTTAATTGCTTCTGATGGTAGATGGGAACAACAGAATGTAGTTTATGCTCAAACTATATCTGGAAATATCTTTTCAATTGTAAATACACAAATAGATATTGTTAATACTAATGGAACTATTGTTCAAGTAGAAGTTGAAAGAGTACGCTTTGTTAGAGATAATATATATGAAATAACTATTAATCAAAACTTTGTTGGAAATATTTTAGATGATGCAACAATTACTACAACAGAATATTCTGGTCAATTAATTAATGCTCTTGGATCATTTAGAATTATTCAACCTGGTAGAAATTTTTCTATAGGTCAAATTTTAGAAATTGACGATGGATCAATTGATGGCTTAAAATCTCTAATAAAAATTACGAGTGTAGATTCTAATGGTGCTATACTTAATTTTGAGTTTATTCAATTTGGTACTGAATACCAAAGTGATTTTATATCGTATTTAACGCCAATATTTTTTAACTCTAATTTTGAACAAAATCCTGCCGATTTTGGATTTCCAGCCGCGGATCTATTTGGTAGAGTTTTTGAATCTTTATCTACTAATGAATATCTTTCTATTGAACTAAATCCATATTCATTAAATTATTTTGCTTCTGACTACATAGAAGGATCTAGACATGTAGGTAGTTATGATGATGTATATAACCAAGGTCTTGACTCAGAAACTATTGATCAAGAAGTAATTGATACTGATTTAGATATAGATTCAACACAAACCAATAGAGCTATCATTGAATTTATAAACACACCAATTTCTAAATATTCTGGCGCATTTACTACAAATAATGGATTCTTATCCGACGATATTTATTTACAGGATAATAACTATTATCAAGTATATTCTTACGTGATTAAATCTGATCAAAGATTTAATGATTATGAAAATAGTGTTAGAAAAACTGTACATCCAGCTGGTATGGCTTTATTTGGTAGATTTGAAATTTCAAATGAAATTGATGCATCTGCATCAATTGAAGCTCTAATTAAATTATTCTCAGAGCGTTTAGTTGATGTAGTAAATACAGAAGAGGCAATTAGTCAAGAAACTCTTAAATTAGTAAATGAAGAAATTGTTACTGCGGCATTCTTAAGCCAGGAACTCATAAAACCATTAGAAAATGAAATATTACTTTCAGATCTAGATGAAAAAGAAGTACAAAAAGGATTTTTTGATACTCAAAGTATAGTTGATGAATTAGCAAATTTAAGAGTAGAAAAATCTTTCCAAGATGAGTCTAGTGCTAGTGATGGTGGTGTTTACGCAGATGTAAATATTGTTTATGCTCTAGATTATTTTTATCAAGATTATTGCGAAGGACTTACCTTTGAAGAAACAAGTCATATTATAAATCTAAGTAAGTTTGTTTCTGATATTTCATCCGTTAGTGATAGTGAACTAGAAATTCAACTTACAAAGAACATTTCGGATTCAGTGCATGCATTATCAAACTTTAGTTTATTTACAGGCAATGGAGCAGTTCAAAGCGAGATAGAAATAAGTGACTCTATTTCAGAATTTGCGTATAATAAATCATTGACTTCTGTTGCATTAACAAATGAGTCTGTATTAATTAGTAAAAATAAAGGTCTTGAAGATAGTATAAATACTAGTGAGTCTGGTATACTTGATATGAATGATTATTCATTACGTTATTTTAGTGAACCATATGTCGAAAATATGTACAATTTTTAATTAACCACCCTAAGGAGATTATTCAAAATGAATATGAACGAATTGCTTAAAGCAACTGGCCAAGTATCGATTGAGGTATTTGATCCGGCCGGAAATTTAAAAGAAAAAGCTCACATTCCAAACTTGGTTGTTCAAGTTGGTCGTGATTATATTGCTTCCCGCATGAAAGATGCTTCAGAAACTGTAATGTCTCATATGGCTGTTGGAGAAGATTCTACTACTCCTGCTGCAGGTAATACAGTACTTGGCACAGAAGCGGGCCGGGTTGCATTAGATTCAACTAATGTTGTAAATAATATTATAACATATACAGCAACATTCCCTGCCGGCACGGGCACGGGCGCTTTAACAGAAGCTGGCGTTTTCAATAATGCGGGTGCTGGTACAATGTTATGTCGTACAACATTTGCTGTGGTTAACAAAGCATCAGCAGACTCAATGGTCATCACTTGGGCTATTACAATTTCATAATACAACTTAATTAGCGAGAATTAACTCATGTCGGCTGTCATTACACCATTATTTCATGCGAATATTGCCAGATCTATTTACGAAGAAGTGCAAAATAGATCTTCAATATATCATTATTTTATTGGAAAGACATTGGTGTGGGAAGATGAGCAAACTCCTTCATTACCTCTTCAATACCAATCATACGAAAATGATGCGAGAAATAATATTATTCAAACAAAGCAAATTAGTATTAATGACGTTTCTTTAGTTGTTCCTAGAATTAATTGGAAGGGTGGGCAAGCATATGATATGTTTGATGATAAAATATCTCCTGCAAATCCAGCCGCAAGTGGAGCTACAAGCTTAAAAGAATCTAGATTTTATGTAATTACAGAAGATTTCAATATCTATAAATGTATCTTTAATAATAATGGCGGAGTATCTACAGTTGAGCCAAGTGGCACAGGTTCTAATAATTTTGAAACCTCAGATGGATACATTTGGAAATTTATTTCTTTTATTCCTCTCGGTCTTCGTAATAAATTTATGACTCCAGGTTTTGTTCCTATTACTAAGTCTATTAAAAATCAATATTATTCTTCTGGTACTATTACCGCATATAATATTTTAGATGGTGGTCAAAATTATAATCCCGATGAAACATATTTAGTGATTCAGGGAGATGGATCAGGTCCTTCTAGAAGAAGAATACCTGACCCATTTACTTTTAACGTAGAAGTTGCAAATGGAACTAACGAATATGGTTCTGGTAATAAGTACTATATTGATAACTCAGTATCTCCAGATATTAAACTATTAGAAGGAAATGCTTATAGATTTGATCAATCAGATGATAGCAATGCTGGACATCATTTAAAATTTTCTATTACACCAGATGGAACTCATAACTCTGGTATTGAATATACCACAGGTGTTACATATGTAGGAACACCAGGACAGTTTGGAGCTTATACACAGATAGTTGTTCCAGAGGGAGTTTCAAATTTATCTTATTATTGTGAAAATCATTCTGGAATGGGAGGCTTAGCTTATACTATTGCTTCAGTTGGAGAAAATGGACAAGCTGATATTGATTTAGTAATTGAAAATGGTACTATTACTGGATTAATTATTAATGATGGTGGATATGGTTATACTGATGCTAATGCGCAAGTAGTAACTGGTCCTTTAGATCCAGGAACTGGAGCAAATATTACTTTAAATTTAAATATTGGTGATCTAAATACTCAGCAATCTAATGTAGAATTATTAGCGATTGATGGATCGCTTAGTCATATTGTAATAGAAAATTCAGGAAGTGGATATACTAATGTTTCGATAAATATTACTGGTGATGGAGAAGGTGCTGCAGCTGAAGCAACGTTTAATGCCAATGGTGAAATAGATAAAATTAATATTACAAATTATGGCACTGGGTATTCTTATGCTACAGCAACTATAACTGGTAATGGAGAAGGAGCTATATTAAGACCAATTATTGCTCCAAAGGGTGGCCACGGCTCAAACGCACCAGATGAGTTGTTAGCCGATACAATAGCATTTTATGCTTCTTTCGAAAACGAAAAAATATCAGGATTTGAGTTTGATAATGATTATAGACAAATTGGAATTATTAAAAATTTAGCCTCTTCTGGATCTTTATATAATAAATTTAATAATATTCTGGGATCTGCATGCTATGGCGTTGAAACATTAACACCTTTTGTTGCAACTAATTTTCCTTTAGATTCTAAAGTTGTAACATCGGGTGGAACAAAAGAATTTAGAATTGTTTCAAATGTAGAAGGAAAATTTATTCTTCAGTCTTTAGATGGCAGTGTAGTTTTACCTGGAGATACACTTTATACTGAAGATTTATCCAATAATTTTATAGTAACTGGAGTTACAAATCCAAACATAAATAAATTCTCTGGTGAGATGCTTTATATTGATAATAAACTAGCATTTACTCCATCAGACCAGCAATTTGTTGTATTTAGAACTTTTATTAAATTTTAAGTTATAAATAATTCTAGTAGATTAACCTTAATCAGAGTGTAGTAAAAATGACAATAAACTTTAATACTGATCCATATTATGACGACTACGACGAAACAAAAGATTTTTATAGAATTCTTTTTCGTCCAGGTGTAGCTGTTCAAGCTCGTGAACTTACGCAAATCCAAACAATTCTACAAAGACAAGTGAGTAGAGTAGGTGACCATTTATTTAAAAATGGTACACAGATTATTCCTGGTTCTGTCAATGTAGATAATGAAGTTCACTTTGTAAAATTAGATTCAACATATAATTCTACAGAAGTTACTACGTATCTTACTAACTTTCAAAATAAAATTATTAAAGGTGTTACATCTGGTGTAAGTGCAGTTGTTTTAGATTCCTCTGAATGTGGATGTGTCATTGATGGAACAGTCCCTACGCTTTATTTTAAATATGAGTCGACTGCAGCAGATGGGGAAACTAAAAGATTTATTCCAGGCGAAAATCTAATTGCTTATGCGGTCGACAATACTACACAAACCAATTATAGACTTACTGAAGATCAAGGTGCTGATATTGGCGTAACTATTCAAGCGCCGGTGGGTAATACAACTTATACAAACAATCCAGATACGGATGTTATTGGTAAAGGTTATGTTGTAGAAGTTAAAGAAGGCATTTATTATATTGATGGTTTGTTTGTTAGAAATGATGAACTACACTTATATACTGGCAGATTCTCTAATAATCCAACAGCTAGAGTTGGGTTTAAAGTTATTGAAACAACAGTTACTCCTGAAGAAGATACTACTCTTCTTGATCCAGCTCAAGGGACATATAATTATACAGCACCAGGAGCTCATAGATATAAAATAGCTTTAGAACTTACTGAACTTCCAGAAGAATCTTCAGGCGCAGATAATATTAAATTTATTGAATTAATTCGTATTAAAAATGGACAAGTTCAAACTAAAGTATCTAGAACATCTTATGCTGAACTTGAAAAGGCTATGGCTCGTAGAACATATGATGCCAATGGCCACTTTGAAGTAAATAAATTTAAGCTTACTAAACGCGAACATTTAGATAATGGTACAAACAACGGTGTTTATGAAGCTCCAGATGGAGATGAAAATAAGTTCGTAATGGCTATTGATCCAGGACGTGCATACGTTTATGGATACGAAGTTGAAGCAATAGCAACAACATTTGTTAACTTTGACAAAGCTCGTGGAGAAGATCATACTACAGAATTAGAGAATCAACCAATTGGAACTCCTCTTGGTAATTATGTTTTGATTGATAATCTTAAAGATGGTTATCCTAATTTTGAAACATTTGAACAAATTTCTTTAGTAAAAAAATATACTGCATTAGATCAAACATCCCACTTTGCTCCAAGCTCTCTAAGTGCTAATGATGAATTAGTGGGTACTGCTAGAGTAAAGTCTTTTGAATTACACTCTGGATCTTATGCTTCTAACCCTGTATTTAAATTAGGTTTATTTGACATTAAGATTAAACCTGGTTATTCTTTTACAAATGACGTACGCGGGATCAGAGATCCTAATGCTGCTATTGGCAACCAGTGTTGGGGAGCTAATATTGTACCAGAATCGAATGAGGGATTTGTAACAGGAACAGCTACAAATGATGCTGGCCAAACTGGTACTGGTACATTTACAATTACTGGTACAGGTACTCTATTTAGTAATGAATTTTCAGTTGGAGATGTTGTTCTTGTAGATGGAGAAGTTGCTGGTCAAGTTTCAACCATAGATTCAAACACTGGAATGGTTGTACACAATACTACTGAAAATACAGCAGTACTTCAAGGTAGAATTCAAAAAGCAAAAACTATTCTTCAAGATTCAGAATATCCAAACTTAATTTATCCTGTTGGATATCAATATATTAAATCTCTATATAACCTTGATGGTACACGAGAAGGCACACTAAGTGTTCGCAGAATTATTAATGAAACAACAGATGGTTCTGGAAACTTTTCTCATACTCTTGCTCAACAAGGAGAAACATTCCTTTCTGATCAAGACCTAGAAAATTATACTCTATTCGATTCAAACGGCGATGTTGTAAATATTACATCTAGTAATATTTCTTTTGATAATGATTCAAATAGAAAAACATTAACTATTTCTGGTTTGTCTACTAATGTTGGATATACATTAGCTACTACAATTAGACAAAGTGGTACTATTGGTGCAGAAAAAACAAAAACATTACAGAGTGGATTCGAAGAAACTATTACAGGCAAAAAATCTGTAACCGGCTCTAGAATTACTTTATCAAAGGCCGATATTTTACGTATTACTGACGTAGAAGTTACACCAGGTGATTTTGATAATTTTGATCCTGCTAATTCGATTTCAATCTTAGATAATTACACGCTAGATGATGGTCAAAGACCTACTCATTATCAAGCTTCTGCTTTAGTTCTTAAAGCTGGTAAAAAAGTTCCTCAAGGAGCTATTAAAGTAACTTATAATTACTTTACGCATTCTATTGCAGGTAATTATTTTACGGTAGACTCTTATACTCGTCCTGATAATCCAGGTATTGGTATTTCTTACGAAGAAATTGGAAATACAAATTTTGATAATGGTGAATCTGTAAATTTAGCAGACGTAATAGACTTTAGACCAATTATTTCTGGAGATAATACTACATCTCCTGAACTTCCAGCTATTGGAACTGATTTAACAACTGATCTTGCATATTATATGGCTAGAATTGATAAGATTCTATTGAGCTCAAAGGGTGAATGGAAAGTAATTCAGGGAGTCCCATCAGTAGATCCACAAGAGCCTGCAGATTCGGATGCGGGTATGATTATTGCTACAGTCTTTATTCCACCATATACCGCTCAAGTTGGTGATGTAAAATTCCGTCAGCGTGATAACCGTAGATATACATTTAAAGATTTAGGTCAAATGGAACGCCGTATGGCTTCTATGGAAGAATACGTTGCGCTTGACCAATTAGAAAAATTAACAGCTGACTTACAAATTACAGATCCAGTAACTGGTATTGATAGATTTAAAAATGGATTTATTACTGATCAGTTTACTGGCCATTCTCTTGGTGATGTGAAAAGAGATGATTATAGATTTGCAGCAGACTCTGCTAATAAACTTGGTAGACCAATGCACTTTACATCTTCACTAGATATTATTGAAGATATTTCTTCACAAGCAGAAAGAGCTGCAGCAGGCTATCAAAAAACTGGTGATGTTATTACGTTACCTTATATTGAAGAATCATTGGTATTTAATCCATACGCATCGAGAGCTCTTGATGTGAACCCGTATAAAATTGGGGCATTTAAGGGTGAAATTACTTTAAACCCAGAAGGTGATAACTGGAAAGAAACTGATCGTCGCCCTGATTTGACAGTAACAGACGATAATGGCTATGACGCAATTAAGTTTATTGCAGATGAGGTTGGTATTACCGGTACTGTTTGGAATGAGTGGGAAACCAATTGGACTGGCTCATCATCTTCAACAAGCACTTGGCAAACAGGCGATCCAAATAGAAGACGCCAATGGGTTCAAGGTTTTGAAGAAACTGTAACAACTCTTACTGGTACTCAATCTAGAACTGGTGTTCAAACAAATCTATCTACTTCTGTAAACTCTCAAAATTATGGAGATAGAGTTGTTGATCTATCTTATATTCCATATATGAGAGCTCGCGCTGTAGTATTTACAGCTAGAAACCTAAAAGCGGATACGAAATTCTTTCCATTCTTTGATGATAAATCAGTATCTTCTTATGTAGTTCCTGCTCAAATATTTAAAGTTTCAAATTCTTCTGGTTCTTCTTATATGGATTTCGACCCAGTTAATTTACAAGAAGGTGTAATTACAGATCAATTTGAAAGAACTCAAAATGGCAGAGTACAAACAGCATATGCTATTGGTGATGTTGTTAAAAATTCTAGCCATACTGCAATAGATATTAGTAGTATTACTAATCTAACGATTGCTGGTTCTACATTTACTCTTGAAGTAGGTAGTGCAAGTGGTATTTTACCAGGACACCATGTTATGCTTTATAACTTAGGTGCCAATAGAGCTATTACAGCTTCTTTTGTAAATGATAATATTTCAATTCCAGAATCAACAATTACTAATTACGCTAAAAATACTTCTTCTGAGTTAAATCTTAAAAAGTTCAAAGTAGCTGCAGTTTCCGGAACAACTATTACACTTGCTAATATTGATGGATCTAATATTCAACCATTTTCAGCTTATGACTTAACAGCTTATACTGGAGATGCCGGTAAGCTTTTAAGACTTACTGGTTCTGCAGTTGTTGCATTCCAAGGTGTATTAGATGATGCAACTGCCCCAACTACTACAGATCGTTATATTCATTTAGTAAATGTAAAGAATGGATTTGCTGTAGGTGAAACTATTACTGGTTTTATTACAAATGCTGGACTCCAAATTAACTCTGTAGACATTAGTGAAATTAATGGATCTACATCTACGACAACAGCTCCAACAATGTATACTAATTCCGATGATTTAAGAACTGATGATTGGGGATCTACGGTTGGCGTATTTAATATTCCAAATAATGATACTTTAGCATTTAGAACTGGCGAGCGTAGATTTAAGCTTACAGATAATCGTACAAACAATGATGCAGACTTTGATTCAAAAGGTTCTGCAGTTTACTATTCAACTGGTATATCACTATCAAAAGAAGCAACTGTTGTAAACTCTAGAGATGTAAGATTTGTTGAAGACAGATTATACGAATCTCTTCCAGTACGTCGTACATCTACTTCTCAACGTATGCTTTATAGCTATTACACTGGTCATGATCCTGTGGCTCAAACATTTACTGTCAACTCTGATGGTGGAGCAATGGTAACTTCCGTTGATTTATATTTCTCAGAAGCAGGCAATAGGCCAGTTACTGTAGAATTAAGAACAACTAATCAAGGTGTTCCATCAACTAAAATTATTCCATTCTCAGCAGTTACTAAAACTCCTCAAGAAATTAATATTTCTGATACAGGTGCTATTTCAACGACATTCCGATTTGAAGCGCCTATTTACTTAATGGAAGGCGAAACATATGCGCTAGTTGTAAAAACTGATGAGCCAGGTTGTAAATTCTTTATCTCAGAAGTTGGCCAAACAGATACAATCACAGGAAATGTTATTACTTCTCAACCTTTGACTGGATCTCTTTACTTATCTCAGAATAGCTTAGAATTTGAAATTAACCCACTATTTGATATGAAGTTTAATCTTCGCAAAGCAGTTTATAATACTAATTCAGTTACTGTTGATTTAAAGACTTCTCTTCCTGAAACTATTACTCTACAAACTAATCCATTTACAATGGCTACAGGAACAAATAAAGTTCGTGTAAATGCTCGTAATCATGGATTTAGAGCAAATGACGTAGTTGTAATTTCTAATGTTACTGATGGAGTATACGGTGCTGATGGAACTAATGGTATTCCTTCAGATATATTAAATGGTCAACACGCTGTAACTGCAACTGGTTTAGATAAAGATTCGTTTATTATTGAAATTGAAACTCAAGATGGAAGTGGCGAATCTCTTCTTGCTGGTACACTATCCGATCTTGTTCGTGGTGATTATGGTGGATCAGATATTACTATGTCTAGACAATTAAGTATGGATATGATATACTTAAAATCTGGCTCTGTAGCTGTAAAAGGAACAGACATTGCATATAGCATTAATCACGAATCTTTCGGTGTAAATTCGTTTAGACCTATTGTTGGTGATGCAAATTATATGTTTGATTCTAGACAGACAATTTTGTCTTATGAAAACCAAACTATTACTTCTTCATCTCCTCTTGTAAAAAGAAGTTCATTGAGAGTTAGAGCAACATTAACATCTGATAATTCTAATGTTTCTCCTGTTCTTGATTTGCAAAAGGGCGCGGGTTATATTGTATCTAATTTGGTCAATAACGCTCAAGAAAACGACGTTAATGTATTAGAATTAGATGCAACAGATTTACTTACTCCAGCATTAGAATCATTAACAGTAAATG